GTTGCTGTTGCTTTTGGATTGGAAAACAATGTTGCCAATTCTGCTTGTGCTGTTTTTGCCTGCTCAAGCGCTTGTGCTTTTGCCTGTGCTTCTGCACCAGCTTGTCCAATTTTGAAGCCACTAAGTACAGCCTCAAATGGGCTTTGCACATCGACTGCGTAGTTGATGGGTGCTTGGAATGGATTTATTGCCATGTTGTTATCCTCAGACCTTGCTGTAGTTGACCATCAAATAGCCACCAGATTCAGACACAGCGTCTGGATACACGCCTTGCACTTCTTGTGCCATAAGGCCAATTTGACGACCACCACCCCAGATGTAATCAAACTCGTAGACGTTCAATCCATCAGGTCGTGTGCTAATTTTCTTAATGTTTTTCTTTAAACGAATATCACTGAATAAGTTTCCGAAGCCCATGCCAGCCTTGCCGCCTGCGCCCATTTGCATACCAAGGAATTGAGCTGGCATATTAAAGAGTTGGCCATAGGCCTTGGCTTCGCCAAGTTCTCCACCGGCTAGGGCTGCGCCCTGCTGAGATAGCAAGTTGGCCACATTGGTACCTGTTTGCAAGCCTGCCGAGCCAGTTCCAGCTGCTGAGGACTGACCGATCTGAGCTAAGTTTTGCTGTGTGACACGACCAATATCGGCCAAGCCACCTAATCGACCATACTGTCTTTCAATTTCTTGTTGCAGCATTTGTGGTCTGAATTGGCCAAGCGCGGCTTGGATGTTGCCACCACGCAGGCCACCAGTGGCCGATGCACGCTGGAGCAATGCTTCCTCGCCAGCTTGGACTTGGGCTTGGTATCCAGCGCCACCCTCAATGCCTGCAATAGCCGCACGTTGAGCTTCTGGACCACGCAGTCCAAGCAAAGCCTGCTGTTGCTCAAGTGCTGGCGCTCCTGCTTGCGCATATGGTTGCAGGCCAGCAAGTGCAGGGACACCGACTTCGGTGTAAGGTTTGAGCAATTCACGCATGGCATCAAATTGCCTGCGTTGTTCTTCAATGCCTTGTTGAGCTGCTCCAGATTGGATTGCTGCCGCATCCCCAGCTGCGCTGGCCTGCATTGAACTTCCGACGAGTTGGGTTCCACCAACAACTAGGGCTGTGACTGGATCAGGCATTGCCGAACTCCTTCATGTAGTCTTCAAATTTCTCGCCATATAACTCCATGACCAGATGTGCATTCTTTGTGGCAAAGCCTGGTCCATGCGTAAGTGAGACGGCCATCAAAATCAGGTCGTAATAGCCTGCACGCCAGACAAATGATCTAGCATCGGCATCACCTTCACGCTCGGCATGGTCTGAGGCTTGCCACTTCATGATTGCTGTTGCCAGCAATGGCACGAGATGATGGCTGTTTGTAATAAAAAATTGGTTCTGGTGCATTCCCACCAGTGTGTTCCAGATGGTCGCATTCAGGTCTTTGCGCTCAACTGTATCGCCATCGGCAATATCGTCAAACACCTGAATGGCATCGTAGACCATGACGAGCCATTCCACGACTGGCGTAGGCAGCATGAAAACCCTTTGCAGGTTCTCTTTGAGCCATTCGATACCAATCATGCGCAACTCCTATTAAGGGTGAGCTGCTGGTGGCCCGATAGACTCAGCGCCTTTATTTTCCCACATTTTGACATTTGGTCAATCTTCCATTTCAAATTCACGTTCTTCCCATGCCTGGCAGACGCGCAGATCGTGGCAAATGAACTCGAATTTGGTGCAGTAACCACGGAAACCAGCATTTGTGTCCCACTCATTGCGGGGAATGCGCTCCATCTTGGCCTGCGTCATGGTGCTGTTGTCGTAGTACTCGCAGTTCGAGCACCGACGACGACGAGCCTCTTTTTCGTCAACTTGCATGGCCTTTCCAACAGCGATCCAGTAGGTTTTGTTGGCCGTTGGCTCATTACTTGGATTCTCAGGTCCAAGCATCCAGTCGTCGATGGCGATCTGGGTGTTCTTCTTATTCTCAGCTGTGGTGATGAATTCTTCCTCCATCGGCAAGCCCATAAAGCCCTTGGGCATCATCATGAATTTGTCCATGCTGTTCTCCTTGATTAAGTGATTTCGCGGCCAGATGCGCGGATGGTCAGTGATGTGGCTGCGCTGGCAATGGTGCTGATGAAGCTGCCTGATTCAAGCGCTTGGCCGACCAGCTCTGGGCAGGTGTATGTCTCATCGGGTGCAATGGCTCTGGTGTCCATGATCAAGTTGGACGCGCCAGCACTGCCACCACCGGTCACCAAGTTGACGCTGATTGTCACGTTACCTGCACTGGTATTGGTGATCGTGAACTTGTCAATGATCGCCTTGCAGTTCACTGCTGTGTACTGCGTGGTCTGTGAATTCTCGGCCTGTTTTGGTGGGATCAAAACCTTAATTGATACGGTCATTTCATTCTCCTTATGTGGCTTCGCCACCGCTGGCGATGATGGTTAGGCCTGCGGATGCGGCTTGAATTTGGATGGTGTCACCTGCATTCAGCACCTCAATACCGTTGTATTGCAAAGCATTGTTGGCTGGTACTGGCACATCGTATAGGAATGCATTGCCTGTTCCTGCCGAGCCTGCGGATGGCACAAAAAACACGCGCACGTTGATGGCCGCTGCCGTGGTGTTGGCAATGCTGAATTCTTTGACAAGAGTTCGTGTGCTAGCCGGTACGGTGTACAGCGTGGTCACGCCAGTGGTAATGGCCGCTTGGCCAAGTTTTGCGGGTGTAATTACATCGAAAGCCATGTGAGCACCAAGTTAGATTTTACAGAAGCTGGAAGACTTGAAGTTGGCACTGGGCCATTCTCCCAACGTAGCTGAACTCCATCGTAAACCAGCACATCACCATTTACTGGTGTTGGCGCGTAAACATCAGACAGTTGGCTGACCAATGGCTCGGCCTGAATTCTGACAAAAATAGAACCAGAACCTGCTGTGGCCGCATTAACAACAGCAGCAACAACGATATGAGGTGTTGGAGCCGCTGGCAAATTCTTCGTCAATCCACCAGCAAATGATGGGTTGTAATACAGAATGTCACCGTCTGCCCAGACCTCACCATAAGGTGTGCCGGTGGTGTTGAAGCCTCGCACCAATCCGAAACTGGAGACTAAGCCAAAGCCATTATTGGCAATGGCCTCGGCTGCCACACCCATGATTAGCTGGCCATTTGTCACGCCAGTTGATGGTTTTCCTTTGAGCACGCCAGATGCACCGACAGAGCCATCGAACATCACCAGCTGACCTTTTGCAATAGCTGCCGATGCTTTGATGTAGTAATACTGCGACTCGCCAATGGCTTGATTGACGTTTGGTGTCATTTCAAGATTGAGCGTGTAGCCACCATTCCAATGCATCCGGCCAACCTTTACGGCTGGCGATGGCGTAGTGGTGTTGAAGTCGATGTAGTCTGTCACCACCGAGTTGTTGTTCTCGATAACTGGTGCTGCGGCCAGCAGTTCAAGTGCTTGTGCCAGGCGAGGGATTGCATCTAAGGCCTGCTGCACTTTGGCATTCAGGACAGCATCCTCGACTGCGGTATCTTGTGCGAGTGCGCTTAGTTGAGCCAGTGCCTCGTTTGCTGTGGCCGCTGCCGTGTCTGCCTGGTATTCGAAGTCTGTGCCGACAATAACCTGCAACTCATCCACAGTAGAAAACAACAGCTCAAACTGTCTGATCTGCTGTTGATCAGTCAAAAACTGCGCGAGCTGATCTCGCGTCAAGTTAAGTCTGCGGGAGATGGGTGCGGTTGCCATCAGAATGCCAATGCCTCGATCTGGGCTTCAAGACGGATAAAGGATACATGGGCATCGCTGTCGCCACGGAAGCGTTGGATTCTCCAGTTGCGCATGTGACCCTGCTGAAACCATGCCAATCGCTTGTTGCTGCCTGTAGTACCAACCGTGATGTAGCGATCTTGGCTCCATGCTTTACCATCCACGCTGTAGCTAGTGCTGATCTGTGGATTGGTGCCTAGTGCCACGCTTCCAGTCAAACTGACAAGCTCAAGCTCGTTGAAGATCGCACCATTGCTTTCGTTGTAGACGATCAGTGTGCCAAATTCCCAGCGCACTTGCTGACCCCAATGCTCACCAGTGTTTTGCACAAAATATCCAATGGAACTGGATTGTGGGTCTCCAACTAACCATTTGTCATAGCACCAGACCATGTTGCGTGCTCGATACTGCGAAAAGCCAACCACGCTGGTGGTCAGCGTAAACCATACAGGCTCACCCAATACCTCAGATGCCGATCCATCATAGACGATGGTTCTGTCTGGAAGGTGAACATAAAGATGCTGGTGGTTTTTGTCGTTGCGTGCTTCTAGCTTAGTTGTGGCCAGTTGCGCTTCTGTGTATTGCAGTAGCAGATTGTCAATCTCTTGTGTGCTGAGTTTCTGAGTGGTGGCTGCTGCGCCAATGTAGATGGCTGGCGCTTCATTTCTACCACCTCCCATAAATGCAATGCGCTCCAAGT